GACACCTTGATGATGTCCCCCACCTTCGGGGTGGACCAGCCGCCCTCGCTCGTCCGCTGCCGGATTCCATCCTTCAGGGTCTTGTACAGCATCCCACCCTCCTACTTCCGTCGCTTTGAACCGGCGAATGCGGCGCGGATCTTCAGGGCATTGTTCGTGCTGACGAGGCCCGCCATCGCTCGCCGCGCGACGTCAGATGTCTGACCTAGTCCGCGCATCAATTCGGCCCGCCCGAGCCGCTTCTCCTGCTTCAAGGTTTTGTTCCACGCCGCCCTCCGGGCCGATGCGGCCCACGCCGCGCCCGCGCCCGCAAGCGTTCTTGCCGTTGTCCGAGCATTTGCCCCGCGCTGCCGATTGGCCCAGCCCTTCTTTGCGCCAGCGCTGCTTCCAGCCATGTCAGTCCTCCAAGGGCGGAACGCCCTGTCCTGAGTCATAGACGTGCCCGCACTCGCAGACCCGCTTCCACCAGCCCCCGAATGCGGTGATCACCTGACGCTTGTCCGCGTGCGCCTCGCAACGCGGGCACACGGCAAGCTCACGAGATGTCACGGTGCGGCCGTCCGGGCCGACGAGTTGGCCGTTCATCTGGCTCGGCTCCTGAAGATGCGGCGGACCAGCTTGGCTTCCCTTGCATTGAGATCGTGTGTCTCCCACGCGACCATCGCCGGTAAGTGCTTGGCCACACCCGGCGTCCGAAGCGCCTTGCTGATCCCAGCAATGCGACCCCTGACGCGGCCCGACCAGCCCTTCTTGGCACCGGCGCTAGTTCCACTCATGAGGGCACCTTGTCGCATGTCACGTTGAAGACGAAGAGAACGCGGGCATCGTCGTCGCGCCGCATCACGGTCGGGGACTGGATCGGCTTGATCATGTGGTAGTAGGTCGATCCAAGGCTCATGCCCTGCACGGTCGGCAGTCCGAGGTACGCGATGTTGATCAGCGTCCTCGGACCCTCGTAGTCGCCACGCGCCCCACGGCAAACGATCTGGACAGACGGATGCTCGTACTTCAGGCCCGAGTTGCTGAACCCGAACTCGGGGGCAGACCCACCAGTCTCGAAGACCGCAGTCAGCACGTCCGGCTTCTCCGGGTAGACCCCGATGAAGATGTCCGTGCCCACCGTGCCCATTCCGAGGGTGGCGAGCTTGTCCGCGATCTCTTCAGCCACGGTTGCCATCTACTTGAACATCCCCTCGACGTTGACCCGGCTCATCACGCGGTCCGCCAGCCCCGGCTTGGCGTCGTTGATCGCCGACTCCAAGAACTTCGCCTGACCAACCGGGTGGTGCGCCATGAGGTTCTCGTGGACGTAGATCGCGTACGGTGCCGCTGGGCCACCAACCGCGATCGCGCACGAGATGTCCCCGCCCTCGACCTTCGGCTTCTGCACCTCGTGGGACGCACGCAGAACACCTGTGTCCACGGGGGTTCTCTTCATCGACACGGTCTTGATCAGTTCGCACTCCACGTAGAGCGAGTTCGCGATCGCCTTCTGGAGCTTCGCCTCGAAGCCGGCCATCTTCGCCTCGAACTGGACTGATCCGTTCATTCCGTTGTTCGCCATCTACACGCCTCCCGGGTTGCCGAGAGACACTTGGTAGAGGTACGGCATCCCGGTGAGCGGGTCCACGAGACCGTTTACGTTCACGATCGGCCCAGTCCAGCCGTCCGGGAGAGTGATCCTGTCGCGTGGATCGACCGGTTCCTGCCGGTCAGCGGCACCCTGCGCGGTGATCGGGCAGATGAACGTGACGCTCGTGTTCTGGACGATCTGCTGCCCGCCAATGCTCGCGGTCTTACGGTCCACGATCGCCGGGCGAGAGATCGGACTGTCGTAGATCGGCTTGCCGTACTTGTCGGACCCGATCCAAGCCTCGTGCGTGACGATCGCCTGAAGAGACGAGGTGACGTTGTTCGCGATCGCGACCGCTCCTCGAACGATGTCTGCCAGACCCACTCTTCATGCCCTCATCAGGTTGCGGATGCCGGTCTTGCTCCCACGCATGGTGAACCACCAGCTTGGAAGGATGAACGTCACGGCATCAGGTACGACCTTCGCCTTCACGTCCTCCCGGAACGACAGCGAGACGCCACCAGCGCTCAGGGACGCGATGCCCTGCGTCTCGATGTCGCTGTTCGCCGAGGTGTCGGACGTGATGAGTTGCCTTGCGAACTCGGCCGTAGCACGCTTCAGTTCGATCGGGATCTCGAACGGGTCGATCTCGTACTGCTGGTTCGCCGAGAGCATCCCAGATCGGGGCCACTGGAGCGCTTGCTCCACGGTTGTCGGGTACTCGGCCCAGAGGAGCATCGAGTCCATGAGCCGAGTCGCCATCACCAGCGCAGCATTCTTTGTCGCGTCATCAGAGTCATCCCAGACCTCGCTGTGGAGGCGCTCGACATGGTACTGGTCCGCTTCCGCCAACGTCGCGTAGCTGTTGCTCGCCAGACCGGCCGGGGTGGCATCAATGACGAGAGCCATCTCTACCTCACGAGCGCCGAAACCTTGAGGTGGGGGAGAGATGCGGAGCCACCAGAGAAGGTGCCGAGCGTGAACGTGGCCTCCGTGTACGGAGCGGGAGACGTGAGCGTGTACGAGTTGCCGCCGACTCCAGACGTTCGCGCCGTCAGCGTCACGATGTCGGAGCCCGCCGTCTGGGCCGCCGCCACGTAGGGGTTGGCGACTCCGCCCGCGCTCATGTAGTCCTGTCCCGCGCCCGGGGTGCCGCCGCTCTTGTTGATGCAGCGCGTGAGGTTTAGCATCGTCGCGTCCGCCGATCCGCCGATCTTCACGTCCCCGTCAGCGCCGACGGTACCGACGAACGTGTAGACCACGCCATTCACAACGACCCGCCTCCACTCTTCTCCGTTCGCGAAGAGTGCCCCGCCGAGAGTGAACGTGGGCTCCGCGTTCGGCGCGGTGGTGTCGAGCGTGTAACTGTTCCCGGCCACACCGTACAGGATCGAAGTGAGCGTCAGCGTGTCCGTCGCGGCGTTAAGAGAAGCCGTCACGTACGGGTGCGCGATGCCGCCCGCGCTCATGTAGTCCTGTCCCGCGCCCTCGGTACCCCCGCTCTTGTTGATGCAGCGCGTGAGGTTTAGCATCGTGCCGTCGGAAGTTCCGGAGATCTTCACGTCGCCAGCGACGGCGACGGCAGCGACGAATGTGTAGATCACGCCTTGGATGTTGAGCGCTTTCGTTGCGGTCAGGTCCGTCCCGTTCTGATACACAACCGTCTGGGTGGCCCGCAATCCGGGGCTGACGTCCGTGATGTCCACGTATCCGATCGTGGTGGCTGCGTACGTCCCGGTGTACGTCCCGGTCGTGGTGTACTTCACGCGCAGCCGGTCACCGATGACGCCATCGAGAATCGTGTTGGCTGTCAGGGCACCATCGGTGGGGGTTACGCCTGCGGCCAGCGCGGTCGCGAGACCGACCTTCGACACCTTCGTCGCGTTGGCGGTCGTGAACTGGAAGCTCATGATGTCGATCCACGTGACGCCCGCGTCAAGGCTGGTCTGCAAGTACGCCGTCACGTTCGTTCCGCCAGCACCATAGCCGCTGAACTTCGCCTGCGCCAAGATGTACTTCTGCGCCTCTTGCGCGAGTCGGGCGAGCGGCATGATGGGCGAGAGTTGGGCCGTGACCGCCGTCGAGACGTCCGTATCGAGCAGGGTTACGGCCCCCTGCGCCCCTGCGAGCGACGCGCAGAGGAGCAGGGACAGGACCGCCAGACCACGGCGGAGCATTAGCGACCTCGCCTTCCACGGCGAGACTCGGCCTCTGGCTCGGGCTCTGGCGCTGGCTCGGCCTTCGGGCTGAGTGCGGAGAGCATCGAGTCTACGTCCATCGCGGGCGCGGGAGCGGGAGGCGCGGGCGGAGCGGGCACTGGTGGAGGCGCGGGAGCCTTCTTGGCTGGCTCGCCCGGCAGCGCGTACTTCTCGTTGTCGAAGTCCTTCGCGTTGATCGTGACCAGTCGGCCGCTCACCAACTGGATGACCTGCATCGTCTTGAGTGCCATATCGTCTCCTTACGCTGCTTCGAGTGCGAACTTGAGGACCACGTCGAAGTGGGTGGCCGTGTCCACGTCGCCGCCCGTCTTGCTGATCGTGATCGCTGTGTTCGCATCGTTCGCCGTGAACGACGCCCCATCGGCCAGAACCGCACCGACGGCACCGCCGAGTTGGCAGACCGTGTCTTGAAGAAGCGACGCCCGCGCAAACGCCACCAGCTTGCGGCCGGAGGATAGGGTTCCGAGGATGTCCACGGTCGTCACGGTACCGGCAGCGCCGCCGATCGCGACGATGGAGGCGTCCACCAGCCGGTACTTCCAGCCGGGGATCGCCGGGAGAAGCGTGTGACCCGCGTTGACTTCCACGATGGTGACGCGGTGACGATGCTCGTGCGCCACGCCCGGGTAGCGGATCGCACCGTCGAACACCAGTGGGGCCTCGGCGTCGCTTCCACCGTAGAACGTAGCCGCCGTGAGAGTCGCCTGAGCCTCGTCCTTCGTGAGCGTGAACGAGTTCCCGAACGCCCCGCCGCCGATCGCCGTCAGGGTGACGACCCCACCGGCCCCAGACACATCGATCGTCGCGGAGACAGACGGGTGCGCCACACCGTTGGCGGCCATGTAGTCCTGACCAGCGCCCTCCGTCCCCCCGCTCTTGTTGATGCAGCGGACGAAGTTCAGCCACGACGCATCGGCCGATCCGCCCACCTTCACGTCCCCGGCAGCCGCAACGGCCGTCTGGAACGTGTAGGTCACCCCGTTGACGACCACGAACTTCGTGGCCGTAACGTCCGTGACCGCGTAGGTGATCTTGTTCTTGGCCGGGACACCAGTACGAGTCTGGATGTACCGACCCTGAACCGCACCCCTGCCGACCGGATAGTCCTTGGTCGAGAACATGGATCAGCCTCCTTACTTCTCGACCGTGTAGTCGAGCAGCAGATCGATGTGCGACGCGGTTCCGAGACCGCTCCCGCCAGTCTGCTTGGTGATGCTGATCGCCGTGTTCGCGTCCATCGCCGCGAACGAAGCACCATCGCCGAGAACGGTGGATCCGCCCGCGCCCATCCGCAGAACGACGCTGCGGTTGAACGTGGCGGCGATCGCGTTGACCACCGGGCGCACGGCCGACGCGCCTTGTGTCCCGAGAAGATCCACGCTCGTCGCGGTGGCAGCGTTGCCGCCAACCGCGATCATCTTGCAGTCCACGATCCGGTACTTGAACCCCGGAATCGCGGGGAGAACAACGTGACCCGCGTTGACTTCAGCCGCCGTCACGCGGTGCCGCAGCGTGTGCGTCACGCCGGGAACGAGGGGTCCGACGTCGAACATCAGTACGCCATTGACGTACTTCGGCTTGGCCGCACCGCGACCCGCAGGGTAGTCCTTGACTTGCATCGGCTCTGCTCCTTCTGCTCGTCGGGATCACCAATCGAGTGCGGAGGAGCAGTCCCGACAACCCTGCTAGCCCGCGATGGCTTGAGACCGGACCCTACACGGCAGGACCCCGTGTATACTGAACGGGACCGGGAGAGGCGTGAACCTCCGACCGGTCCCTCACCACCGACCCCGAGGAGGTCAAATGGCTGATACGCACTTTACACCAAGCACGCAAACCAAGTCCTACGAGGAACTGGTCGCCCGCTTCTGGGCCAAGGTCGGCCCGCCGGACGAGAACGGATGCCGACCGTGGCTGGGCGGGAAATGCCGTGGCTACGGCCACTTCAGCGTCAAGACCGAGGACGGGTTCAGGACGGTAAAGGCCCACGCTTTCGCGTGGAAGCTCACCTACCACGGCCCGCTCCTGCCCGGTCGCGAGGTGTTCCGGCATCTGTGCGATCGGCCAGATTGCGTTGAGGCCAGCCACATCGTCCCCGGAACCCACGCCGAGAACATCGCCGAGCGGGACACCCGGGGCAGGGGGAGGTGGGCAACGGGTCCGCGCCCCGCCGCGAGGAAGCCCAAGCCAGACGGGTTCGGGGCCACGAGGCAGGGCGAGAAGAACGCGAGCGCCAAGCTGACCGCCGACGACGTGCAGGCGATCCGCAAGGCGAGAGCCGAGGGCCGCACCTTGGAGAGCATCGGGCGCGACTTCGGAGTCACGACGACCACCGTGGGGCGCGTGTGCGGCAAGGGGCGACACGGCGGCTGGGCATGGCTGGATGATGGGACCGCACCGAACGTCCGCAAGCGGATCAGCGCCGAGATGGTGACCGCTGTCCGACAGCGGATCGCTCAGGGAGCGAAACAGCGTGAGGTGGCTGCCGAGTTCGGACTGTCCCAGCAGCACGTCGGACGCATCGCGAGCGGGCAAAGCTGGGGCGAGCAACCAGACGAAGAGACAAGCGAACCCTCGACCCCAAGCGAACAGGCTCAGGGCCGAGGGTGACCGGAGTGGCCGGATGGATCGCATCTCTAGCCTAGGTATCCGAAAAGCGACTACTCGCCGACGATTCTCACGGCTAGTTCTGGCCTCACGCACTTCACGCCGTACAGGATATCGTAGCTGAAACGAGTCCGCTTGTGCTGGCGGGAGACTTCCAGCCGGAGTGCCAGCCCGGAGATCGGGTCGATTGCGGACTGGTAGGTGCCGAGGCCCATCGGGTCTGCGGCGGCGAAGGGGCGGGACACCAGCGCGAAGGCATCGCGGTGGAAGGCGAGGTTGACGCGGTAGGTGTCGCTCGCGCCGAGGACGGTGACGACTTCGGACGAGGAGGCGGCCTTCTTCAGACCGGGCTGGATGGTCATCGAGGTGGTTGGGGCGGTTCCGGTTGGGACCACGCAGACGTACTGCTGTTCGTCGCCCGCGATCGTGAAGATGTCGCCTGCGAGGATGGATCCCGTTCCGCCGGTCAGGTTGACGGTGGTCGCGCCAGCCGCGTTGGTGCCGGTCGTGGTGCCGACGCCCGTCCAGATTCCGGCGGTGTGGTACGGGATGTTCTGATCGAGGAACCAGAACGCGCCGAGCTTCTCGCCGATGTCGCCCTTCAGGATGCCGCCCGTGTCACCACGGTAGCTCGTGTCTTGGAACGCCCGGAGGGACATCGCGGCGGCCTTGGCCTTCGCGTTGATCGCCACGTAGCGGTTGTCGGGCGGGGCGAGTTGGTCGTTCAGGATCTGGTCCGCATCGAGGTAGGCGGCGAGGTCGGTCTGGAACGGGGTCACGCCGACCGCGCCGGATGCGCCGTACACCGAGGCGTACAGGCCGAGCAGGTGGCCGTCCACCTTGTTCGCCAGCGACTTCACGGCCTCGGAAGCCTGCATGGGGATCGTGCCGTTCACGACCTCCAGCATTTCCTTGTCGTTCAGGAAGAACGGAGCCTCCCACCACTGGTCGAGCGTGATGCTGACCTTGGTGGGCACCACGCCAGCGTCGTCCGGAGCGACGAAGCTCGGGGACACGGCCTGCGCGGTGATCGCGGACGGGATGTTGATGTCGATCGTGGACATCTTCTCGCCCGCCGCGACCTCGTAGGCCCGGTTGACGAAGCGAGGCATGACCGCCATCTGGCGCAGAGCCATCAGGCCCTGTGCGAGAAGCTGCTGTACGGCATAGGTGAGGGTGTTGGTGTTCGCCATCGAGAGTGGCCTCCAAAAATCGTCTTCGGTTTAGGCCACACCGTGGCACGATGTACGGCTCCGCCGCCACATCGCACTGTTAAAACGCGAGCTACGCTACGGCAGCTACGCCGGATCGTCCCGGAAGCACCATACCGCTGCGATTCTCCTGAATCACGAGCAGCCGGTGCGGGCGGATCGGTTTCCAGCCTAGCACATCACTCTTTCGAAGATTACAGGCCATGCACGCAGGCACTGCGTTACAGATCGCGTCCTCACCACCCTTGGAGAGTGGTACGACATGATCTACGTGCGCCCACTGGGCCTTGCCACAATAAGCGCACAGTCCTTCGTAGAAGGCGACCACCTCTGCCCACTCAGCCGTGCGTCTGGCATTCCAGCGCCTCTTTCGGGCCTCCTGAAGCGCGAGTTGGAGTCCGATCCAGACGTTCGCGATCTTGCCGGATCGCGCATCCAAGCCGAGAACGGACTGAATCTGAGCAAGGGCGTTCGACAGCGCCTCTGCATCGCGTCGTGCTGGTGACTCCAGAAGCTTGCGCTTGAGGAATCGAAGCTTCCGACAGAGTTCCGGGTTGCCCTGCCGGGCCGCAGTAGCCCTCCATGAATCGAGAGCCTCGTTGCGCCGCTTCTCAACACGATGCCGAAGAACCGCGACGTGATCTTGACATAACGGGCTCGTCGCGCTCAGGCCGTGAACTTCCAGCATGGTGAAATCGAAATCTGCACACCCGCAAGCGTCGTTCTGGCAGAAGAGATAGGCGCAACGATCCGCGCTTTTCTCTTCTGCCATGCGGACTTGGACAACAAGATCCATCTACTCCTACTGCTGGACGATGATGTCGCCCTTCGCGATGCCCTCAAGATTGCGTCCGAACTCCAGAGGGTCGTTCGAAATGACCTTGCGCGGCGAGGGGGGTGGCGGGTCGCCCTTCGGCGATGCTCCTCCGCCCTTCGACTGCCGGAACAGGTGCGGGGCCTCCGAAAGCAGCGACTTCGCCCACTCCTCGACACCAAGCGGTTG